ATCCGCTAAGACAAGACCAACGTAAAAGACGATTAGCAGATGAATAAAGGTGTCCTTCATTGTTAAGCTCCTTGATATAAACACCGCGGACATCATGTCCGTGAAAGTAATCACCTCCGCAGGATTCACGAAAGAATCCTTCAGAAAATGACTTACTTTCATTAGGGATAAAACCAAGAGACTTAAGGCAATGGATAACCTCTGGAAAGAGGTTATCTAAGCAAATAATATCATCACCAAAGACGGCATAATTAACACCGTTCTTGGGATGAATTCCATGCTTACAGTACACTGCACGAACAACACAACTAAAAATGGCCGTCATCAAGGGAAACGTAAAACCGTTTCCCATTGTTGAGATCATGTTAAGTTTGTGGAATTCCTCATCGATTTGAGTATAACCGCTTCTCATCTTCATGAGACACGATAGTACTCTAGGCGGGAGAAATAGTTCGCAGAGTTTTAAACTTATGCTATCGGATGCATCCGATAAATCTATCGTTGAGAAACGACGATTTATCGATCCGACTCGTGCAAGATACTTGTTGAGATCAGGCTGTGTGGAAACGTCGATATTATGACGCTGCCTAAGCTGAGATTCCAACCATGCTTTGCAACCGAGCTGAAAGTACATATTAAGTACTGGTTCAGTGCATATAGTTCTTCTCTTTGATTCATCTTTCGGGACCGTTGAGGTCTTTGAACCCAATACATGACCCAGAGAATGATTTCGAAGCCGAATCTCTTCGGCTCTTAACCATCTGGGCGATAATGTATGGACGTAAGTACGATAAAGCGCGTAGCTGGTCGTTGTTAAGGGACTATCAAACATTTTTGAAACAAAATCTGTTTCTTTAGTTCCTAAAGACGAACCAGGCCCACATCTGCCATCACCTGAAAAGGTAGCCAATGAAAAACTTGGACTATCTAAGCTTTCTTCGAAGAAAGCCCAAATTTCGCTCCGAAAATAGCGAGCAAAATGAGGATCAAGTGCATCCAAATCGAAAGGATTCAACATTCTTTCGTTGGTAGCTAAAAATCTAGCTTTTGCCTCGATATCTAGTCGAGCGCAATCGGTAGAAAGTGGTACGTACTTCTTGAACAGTGTAGACTTAAGTATATCCAAACGCATAGCGCTTAGATCATCTGTAGTTTCAACTGAATCAAGCAGTTCTAAACAAGTACGACGAAATTCGATACTGTTTAACATCGTCAACTCCTATAGAATGGCGTTGGCGAAGACGTCTACGATGCCTTGCGCGTTAGCTGATATGAAGCCACCTTGAAAGCTTAGAGCTGCTTTCAAATTGGCGACATCATTAATCTCGCTACCGGCAGGTACTTCGTATTCCATACGTGCTAGCATGATTTGGTAGGGTTGACCAGCAAGTGGCAACACTCCTTTTCGCACTAGTATCTTGTACACGTTACGTGGTACATTCGGGACATAACCGTTAAGGTTTGCCTTACCCAAAAGTTTTAAAGCTTTTGGACGTACTGCAGTAACAGTGAAAGGGTTCGAGACAGAGTGAAC